TTTTATTAAAACACCCTTTTTTTGCGTTCAATCCATGTGTTTATCTTCGTTATTTGATAAATAATCAATAACATTAATTATGGCCACCATATAACCAATAGCAAAATCGGATTTCATTGGCTTGTTATTGCTATTTTCATTATTCAAAAGACTATTTGTAATATCATGTATTTGTTTAAGCTTAAATTGTGCTGATAGTTCTGCTCTTCCAATTTCGGAATTCATATAATTAATATCGTTTCTAACCATTCTCCACCTCAATCCATATGTTTATCAAGCCATCTTTCAGCTTCGTTCATTCTATTACTTTCTTTTCTAAAACTGTGTTATTTATTTTTTGTTCATCCTCGGTAATCAGCCATTTTTTCAATTCTCTTGCTTCATCGATTGTTTCTTTGCCTAGACCTTCAAAAGCCATCCATTTATTACCGTTCTTTTTTTCTACAATATATTTTGTTTCGCCACCTAAAGTTTTACCTTTGACAATTCTATAAACTTCTTTATGCAAATTCTTGTAAATATCATCAGTATCGGTATCATTGATGTTTTGAATATTTTCAACTTTTTTAGCTACAAGTAAATCTAAAGCCAGCTTCATGAATCCGCCTCCTATTAAGGCTACAAGCGTAAAAAATATATAATCTAGTAAACTCATACTTCTTCCTCCCCTCGCACGTTCTCTGACTCATCAAGGTCTGAGCGGTTGAAAGATAATTCTTTGCATGATATACCGAATGCTCTTAATGCTTCTTGAGTTTTTTTGAGTTCTTTTAATAATTCAATATCTCTAATAAACCAAATTCTTTCATCACACCATTTGCAGCGTTTATGTAGACCAGAGTAAATCCACCTATGCCCGAACAGCTTACACAAAAGTTTCATTTAATAACCCTCATACCAGTATTCGTCTGGCTTTCTCGTACAAATCCATCTCGCTTTAAATCAACAATAAAATCAGTCACAAAGTTGTATCCTAAATTTAAAGCAAGTTTTCCTAGATAGTTGTCAAATTCGTGTTCTTCTGTCAAAAAATCATCACATAAAGTCTGTTCATCATTTGATTCTAGCCAATCTGCAACATCACTTCTTACTATCATTCAATCCCTCCCCACCAGTCATTGACCAGCGATATTAGTTTGTCGGTCATTCTGAGACCTCGTCAAACAAACTAATTTGACTTTGTCTTTCTTCAATTCTATTTTGTGCAATTTCAAAGTATTCTTTGTCAATTTCAAAGCCTATGAAGTTTCGGTTTAGATTTTGACACGCAAGGGCTGTACTGCCAGAGCCAGCGAATGGGTCTAACACTAAAGCTCCTTCGCCTGACACTAGCTTTAGCAATCGCTCCATTAAGCGGACTGGTTTTTGAGTTGGAACTGAGAAATGGCCAATTTCTTTTTTGATAGAAATTATACTTCTTTCTTGCATGCCATCCTCTAGCATTCTCATTGTTTTAGCTGCGGTATCCCCTTCCTTTTTCAAAGAGTTTTCAGAAATTGTTATACTGTGATTTTTTGCTTTACTTTTAACTAAATTTATTTTTTTATTTTCCAAGTAAAACTTTATTTGCTCCAGAGATTTTGCATTATTGATGGCACTTTTTATTCGCTTAATGTCTTGAACAATTCTTGAAATATCATCGTTTTCCCTTATCTCGAGATATGGAATTCTAACTTCATTTAATTTCCCACTCTTCGAAAAAATAGATATACTTTCATGAACCCTTGCTATTTTTAATAAAGGACTTGTTGAACGTTTCTTATCCCAAATTATTTCTTCTTTAAAATTAAATCCAAGATTATTGATTTTCGTATTCCACCTATAAAACGGAATCCCACGCCCAAACATCACGATAAATCCGTCATCTTTTAAAATTCGATTCCATTCGGCAAATACCGCATCCTCATTCCACGGCCTGTCTAGTTTGTGCTTCAAATAAAGGTATGGCGGGTCTGTAACAATCGCATCTAAAGACTTATCGGGTATTCGCTTCATGCCTTCCAAACAGTCCTCGTTATAAATCTTGTTTAATTCAATCATCCCTCCACCACTTTCACTAAATCCACTCCGAGGGATCTGCTTGCAAGGTAGGCGAATACTATTCGATAATTACCAGCAATAGTTTGAACAATTAACTGTGGTATTTCATCATATGTTACTCTGGAAAACTCTAACAATGTACCACCCATATTTCTGTACATAAGACCCTTACTAGTAAGTTCAAAATCATATTTGTCCAACTCATCCGCAATGCTTTTCGGAATCGTGAGCTGTGGTTGGTTGGAAATTTTAACTTTATCTATTAATTTATTCTCTAAATCATAGTATTCTTTCCAGTCTTTTATATCGCCTGTATCGCCAGCTTTATCATAAGCAAAGCAAACTTGTTCTACTTCTTGTTTTGCTTTTTCTAATTCACTCATCGCCGCTCCCTTCATTTCCTAAAAGTTTTTCACAACAATCCTCACATAAATTGCTGCCCCAACCTTTTATAACTTCATCATCAAAATCACGGTTACAATTTGGACATTTACTCATCATCCCCTCCAATCGCTGCGAGTGCTTGATAAGCCTTATGAGCTGGTTTTAACAACTTCAACTGACTTTCACAATGTGAACGTGCCGATTCATTCATTTCACTATTAAGAAATCTATCCATCTGCTTTTGATACATTTTTTCTGATTCTGTCAGTGCTATTTTCGCAGTGTTAAGCTGTTCTTGTAGTTTTTCAACCGAAAGCTTGTCAGTGTGAGCTGAAAGTGCCAGCTTTTCAAGCTTGTCAAATTCTTCCATAGGAATTGTGACTTTCAGAGCTTCTCTTTTATCAAAATTACCAGTTAACTTAATTGACTCTTTATATTTTCTAGCATCTTCTTTGTATATTTCATGCAAACTTTTTCCTGTAATTTCAGTCATTTAACCACCTCAATAATTTTTTGTTTTTACTGCCCCACATTGAGGACACTTATAATAATCAGTGCCGCAACATCCGCAAGGCTCTATCTCGCAGTCAAACCACTTCATTGCTATATCACATTTATCACAAATTATTGCGAACATTCTCCGTCCTCTACAGTCACAAGCTCAATGAGTGGGTTAATCCATTCTTGGCATCCTAAATTTATGCAATCCATATTCGGTTCATGACCTTTATACAAAGTACCACCCATGATTTCAGCAAGCTCTGACTTTGTGAAAGATGGTATAAATTCAGAAACTTTCCAGCCGATTACTTCTCTCCCTCCCCAATCATCCAACTCTTCTCCATATACAGGGTCATCACTATACGATTGCCACTCACTTCTATCTCCACACCACCAAATTCCTTTATGATTATTAGGAGATTTCAATTTCACATAATATTTTTTCTCATTCATTTAACTGCCTCAATCTGTTCGTAGCTCCCAGTTTGCATGCTGGCGATTTCTGCTTGGGTAAAGGTTAATTTCCATGCAGTGCCAACAGAATGCGTAAGTGGGTCTGCTCCTGTCCAAAAGAAGTATCTATCCTTGTCTTTAAACTGATTATCCTTTGCAAGGAATTGTCCAGTTAACTCATCTCTCAAATAGAACAGCTGCGGTTTTTCGACTGTGAAACCATCTAGCCATGCACGAAGAATCAAGTTGATATTGTCATCATTTCTTTGAAAGAAAAGCCACTCATTCACATCGTCTGGCATATTATCATCATCTAGTAAAGCCAACGCATTATTATTTTTCCCTTTTACACATTCAATCCACTTTGCAACATCTTCGGGCACGACTGGCAGGGCTTGCTGTTGGAGTTGGGATTTTAAATTGACGATTTGCGATTCAAGTTTAGAACTTCTGATTACTTCTTTTTCATAGTTATTATTGAGGTTACTATATTTATCAAATAACTCCTGAAACTCTTCGTCTGAGTGCCAGTTACCGAATCTTGTTAATATCTGCTGAATTAAATCGATATTTATCCAGTCCCAACTAGTTAATGCTTTAAATTCTTCTTCAAACTTAGTCATTTTTCGCTCCATCTAGGTTTTGACCGATATACTCAGCTTTCAAAAACCAATTTAGTTTGTTGAAATTGCTATCATCAAGCATGTTCCAACCTGTTGCACTATACTTCTTACCTAATCTCCCTTTCGCGACTTGAGGAGGAGTGGTAACCGACATCATGCCCATAGAATCAAAACCAATAAGATATTGAATTCTTCCACTTTTTTTATAAAAACCACGCTTCATGCCTTTTTCTTTAACAAAGGATATTAATTCTTCTGCAGTCTCGAACTTAGTCATTTTTCGTGTCCTCCAAGACAAATGGCATAAACCACTCGCCCCTATTTAGTTGTATCTGTGCTACATCTTCTTTTTTACATTGGTTCAAAGCTCTTCTTAACTCCAAGTTCTCAGCTTTAGATAACTCAATTACGATATCTTCGCCAATATAACTTCCTTTAGTGAATTTCATTTTGAATCCTCCAAGATAGCTGTAAAACTATTTCCATGCGGTTCTAAAACAAGTATTTTGCGGTTTAAGTATTCAAATGAAACTGCGTTAAGGTCATTGCCTTGACTAAATCGGAGTAATTCTTTTTCAGACTTATCTTTCAGAATTATATCTGTTCCTTTTTGCATTACTTTTAGTAAACTTTCAACTGTCATTTCCCACCTCACTTCGTCGCATTGACAGCGTCGTCTGATAAATCTTTAGTCTGTTGTGCATCAGTCACAGCCTGAGATAACTCATCAGTCTTTTGTTGAGCGGCAGTTAGTTTTGCGTTTAAATCACTAATCTGTTGCGCCATGTTCGCCTTATCTTGGTTCGCTTGATTTAATTGTCTAGCAACTTCTTCTTTTTGCTGGTTGAGTGCGTTCAGTTGATTTTGATAACTAGCAGCTTGATTTTGCAAGTTTGAGTTATCTTGATTGATTTGGTCTTTCAACTGGTTAATTTGATTGTTCAATTGATTCAGTTTGTCTGAATATTGCTGTGAGCTATTATTAGCCTGTTTAAGCTGTTCGTTTCGGTCTAGCAAGCGTTGTTTCAAAATAGAGATATTCTGTTGCACAGCGACCATATTTTGATGCCCTGACCATGCATTAGCCGCATAAGCTCCAAAAGTTGCTGAACCAAAGATTCCTGCTGCAACTACTGCTGTTGTGATTAATTTTTTATTCATTGTTTATCCTTTATTTTCTTGAATTAGAGCTGTTCTGCCAGCTCTTTTACTACTAACTCAACTTTCCACATCTTCGTATCTCCAGAAAGCCCACCATGCTCAAAGCTTGTTCTGCGAATAACGTTATAATTATCATCATTCCAAATTCCAGCATCTGTCAGTCCATCAATTAATGCCTTAGAAGTCGGTTCATAATTTGGTGGATCATATTTAAAGCGTTTAGGTGGATAAATTACTACGAACACATCACACCGGTGCTTCTCATGAAATTGCTCAAATACTTCGTCTGACTGGTCTAGCCATTCATGAGCTGTTCGGCATGCAATCCGTCTTAAACGCTGTTTAGTATTATTGGCTGCAATTCTTGAACCATAAGTTGTGCCTTTGTTATCATTCTCATTTATCATTTCATTTCTGAGAAAGTTAAATTCAAATTTCATATATTGACCTTTTTAAACTATTTTTATTTTTTCGTACTCATCCTCAACACGTTTTCCGTGTTCCATGTGCCAAGGCGAAATACGTTTTGATACTTCTGCAACGCTCAAAATAGTTATTGATGAAATAAACATCCATGGGCTTATCAATAATCCATTTTCCTTAGCCCATTTAAGCCATCTGTCGTAATGATCTGGAGTGATTCCCTCACAGACTCTACTAGCAAGTTCAAGATAATACTTTCTGAGGTCATCCATTACGTAACCCCATTTCTCCAACTAGTTTGTACATTTCGTTTTGAGTCATTCCAGTTGTATCAACACCAGCTTTAATTAATCTACCCTCATCAGTCCATTCAGGAGCTTTTTTGACTGGCTTTTGCTGCTGGAATTTATTCTGATTGTTTTGAGATTTATTTTGAAAGCTTACTTCCTCAGCTTTTGCCTGCTCAAGTGTTTTTATTCCTTTATTATTCCACGATTTAAGAATACCTTGTGCATACCCGTATTCTCGTTGTCTTTTTACCGCTCTTTTGACTGCTTCAATGATTAACTCAAGACCATAATCTTTTAAATCAGCTTTCAAGTCATCATAAAGAATTGGTTTTACTATTCCAAAGTTTTTTTGGTAAAGTTCAATTAAATTTTGAAAATCAGAATTTGTTGAAGTAGCTGTGCTTGCTTCTACTTCTTTATCTATCTCTTTCTCTATATCTATCTCTAACTCTGTTGGACAGTGGTTGGACAACGGTTGGACAACGTCCAACTTTTCGGTTTTTCCTTTTTTTCTATTCTCTCTTTGGTAACGTGCCCAATTGGTTTCTTGGTCAATCAATGCATGTACTTGTAGCATATTTGCATTTTGCTCATTATCAAATTGAATCAATCCATATTTTGAGAAGAAAGCTAAAGCCATTTGTACTTGCTCTACATCTTCATCTAGTGATGTAGCAAGTTCTTCGGCTAGATTTTCAAAAGCTCCTTCGTAATATAAATATCCGTTTGTCGCTAAAGATTGTAGCATCAGTCTTTGATACACAATGACCATAGTATCGCTAGTTTTTCTCGCTTTTTTTATAATTATGTTCTTATAAAAGTTTTCATCTAGCTTTAACCAAAAATAGATTTTGGTTTTATTTTTTTGTGCCACGAACACTCCTTTCTTCTATATTTATTTCAAGTTTTATTTTTCAAATTAAAGGCTGGGGAATGTTGCGCATTGCCTATCCCCTCGAATTTAAGCATTTGTTACGCACGCTGCACCTGGTTGTTAATTAAAATGGTAGG